CCAATAAAGTATGTATACAAAAAAACACAGCCCCCCGTGAGGGAGGCTGTGCTTTATGCTACCTTAGAACTAGACTCAAGGGTTGAGTGCGACGTTCTGACCGTGGAGATTAAGAATCTCGAAGATACGGTAGTATTGGTTGACACCAGTGGTCTCGATGTTGTTGGTACTTGCAGTTCCAACGAAGGGGTTGGTGACCATTCCGTAGCGGGTCTTGAACCCGATACGGGGCTGGAAGGTATCCTCACCGACCGCACGGACCATCTGTAGTGGAACGTAGGGGCAGTAGAACATACCAGCATCGTAAGGCGAAGAACCTCTGTAACCGACACAGACGAAGTTACGAGTACCAGCGTAGGGATCGATGTAGACCTTCATCTTACCGTTAAGAACACCAGCGAAGGTGCTAGCAGTATCGTCAACGTTGAGGCTGACGTTTAGTGCTGGTGAGATGTTGAGGAATCCACCCATTGCGAGGGCTGAAGCAACGTCGGAAGAGACGATACAGAAGTTACCCTTACCGCGTCGAGTTTCCTTAGCGATTACGTTGGCTTCACGCTCTAACTGGAACATGAGACCACGGAAACGCTCTGCGGACCATCGACCGTCGGCATCGCGGTTGATGTCGTAGATACCACCAGTGACACCCTGACGAACGTGGGGTGTGACTAGGACACCATCAGTAGTGATACCAGCCTCTGTCTTGGTGCCAGAGAAGGTAAGGTCAGTCTGTAGAGCGCCGAGTTTAGCATTGTTGTAGATCTTACGAATGACTTCGCGGTTGATTTCAGCAAGGATTTCGGTGGAGAGGATGTTAGAGAGTTCAGTCTCTGCATCAAGTCCGTGAACAGCCTTGAGATCCTGTGCGAGTTCAGTGGTGTACTGAGCCTTGAGGGCACGGGTTCTTGCTTCAACAGCAACACGCTCGATGGTGAATCCCATTTCGCGGAATGCTTGATCGTTGCCTTCACCAAGACGCTCGGAGTTGGCGACAAGCATACCAGGCGACTGAGCGGCTGAGTTAGCAGCAGTACCAGAACCGAAGGGATCGGTGCTGATGGCGGCGGCTGAGGTAAAGTCACCACCAGTTGAACCTGCACGGGTGTCGGCCTCTTGGAAGAGACCCTCTTCACCGAAGGTTGCATTACCACTGGACAAGTTAGCGTACTTGGTACGCATTGCGAAGATCAAGCCAGTGGGAGCAGACATGGGCTGCACACCACAAACGTCGTATGCCATTAGGTTGGGCATAGCACGACGAACGAGGCTGATGAGAACGGGATCAAAACCAGCGTAGTTGCTGGAGTTACCTGAAACAGCACCGCCACCGAGGTTACCACCAAGAGCGTTCATGGGGGTTTCGGTTAGGTTCTGCTCACGAAGAGCCTTCTCTTCGTTTTCGAGAAGGACAGCGGTGACCTTTCTCTTATAAGGATCTTGAATTGGCTCAAGATCGCTATGTTCTAGAATGGGAGTCCACTTTTCTTCAAGTGAATCCATTGGTGTGATGTTATCGAAATCCATTTTGACTTCTCCTTTGTGAGTTTATTTGATTCAGCGGGATCTAGCGATTGCGTTTGCGTAACCTTCCATAATCGAGTTGCTCTCGGTTACGGTAGGTGTTCCTTCGTTGTTGTCGTCAGCGATTTCTTCGCCTTCAACGCCATTGAAGTATGATTCTTTGACAATGTGAAGTTTTTCAGCATACTCCTCGATGTCTGCGTGTTCGATACCTTCAGAGAGGGTCTTAAACTTTTCGACTTCAGTGTCAACAAGTCCCTCGCACATATCGTTGAACACGATCGCACGTTGGAACCCGAGTAGTTCTTCGGCGAGATCCATAGTTGTCTGGATTTCGTCGTTGAGTCTAGTGACGAGTTCCTCGTTCTCTTCAGCGAGTTCGTCAACAAGGTCAACCTTGCTCTCTGGAACTTCGATGTAATGATCGTGGAATAATTGGTGGAGTCCGTTCATAAAGGACTCACTAACTTCGGTACGAATGCCCTGCTCAACAGAGAGTTCATTCTCTTGTAACCAAGTCTGGACTGCGTAATCAAGATACTCATCAATCTTGTTGGTGAGTTCTTCGGTAACTTCAGCAACTTCCTCGGCGAGAGCAACGTTATATGCCTCTTCGAGTTCAGCGACTTCAGTCGAGACCTTCTCAGCAATAGCAGCCTCGAAGATGGTGATTGCCTTTACCTTGAAATCTTCGGTAAGATCTTCACCATCAAAGAGAACGCTTAGATCCTCAGTGACGCCACCACCAGCCTGGTTTCCACCAGCGGGGAGGACTTCAGGAACCTTCTTCTCGGGCTTGGCCGCAGAGGGCTTAGCGTCGATGGTCTTCTTGTTCTTCTTTGCGTTGTTTGGACCCTCATCGGTGTGAACCTCATCACCCTTGCCGGTGGCGTCCTTGTTGTATGTTTCTGAGTCAAGAACGGGCTTCTCTTCGTCGATCTTTTCGATCTTCTCAAGAATGGTTCTTGCTGTGTCTACGGGATTCTGGCTCATGTGAAGGGACTCCTTTTATTCTTTGCTAGCGCCATTATTTATACTTTTCCAAGTTTTGACATGAAGGAAGCGTATACTTCCATCAATTTATTTTCTCTATTTCGTTTTGTGGTATACGCATCTTCAATATCCTCTTGGAAAGACTGAATATCTCTCTCCTTGAGAAGACCGTTATCCCAGATCCATTCCTTACCTTCCATGATACCGTTGACAAAGGCATCAGGAGCAGAAGGATCTGCCACAATATCTACTGCGGAAAGCATGAAATCCTTTTGGACTTCGTTGATTCCGTTTCTTTCCTTGAGTGATCCCATACCTCTTGAGGATACGCCAAGTTTGGCACCCTCATCCATGAGGTTCTGTACGATCTTACCCATAGGAGTATCCATAATCTTTGCTTTACCTACAAGGTTATCGCTGTCTTCTCTGAGTTCCTTGATGATGTGTGATACACGATCAAGGTTTACAGTTGGACCCTGTGGGTGGTTGAGTTCACCGAACGCTCTGTTCTCGTCAACATAGGTCTTGATATAACGCTTTGCTTCTCCAAAAAGAATGTTTCTTTCGTAGATGCGGTTGTTACGATTAGGCTTGTTGGCCTGCATGAAGACACCTTCAATAAAGTAGTTCTTCTTGCCGTCCTCTGCTGCTTCGGTAATAATGCGGACATCATCAGTTGTAGTTTCGGTGATAAGTAACATGTACTATTCCTCTTCTTGTGGTTCTTCGATTTCTTCTACATCGTGGCCTGGATATTGGGTCTTAATACCATTTGCCATCTTGGCATATAGAATATCTTTAATGTTTTTCTCTGCTTCAACGTAATTTTTATCTAGTAAATTATTTATAATTTCAGACGGTTTCATCTGGATCCTCACTTTCGCTGTCATCAACTTCAATATATTCTCGCTCTTCGTCCTCAATCTCTTCGATTTCGGGTTCTTCGACCTCTGGTTCTTGCTTGGTGACTAGATTCGCCACAACGTCTGGGGTGATTGCCCCTGTGGCATCTTGAACCTTCATCTTGAAAGTATCACCAAATGTTTGCTGAAACTTTTCCATGTTGTCGTCAAGCATACTCTTTAATAGTTCTTCTGCTGGTTTCATAGTTCATCCTCTGTAGGGGGAGGTGGTTGAGTCGCCATTTCTTTGGCGATTTCTTCAATCTCTTTTTCACTTTGCTTTAAAATATTCTTCTTTACCCAGTCATCTGAGTAGAATCTTCCGAGATATGGCTCTACGCTTTGAAGCATCTCAAGACGCTCTCGCATAATCTCTGCTTCTTTGAGTTCTGTGAAGTACGAATCCTTCTGGAAATCAAAGTGGATATTCTGAACAATCTTAGTCCAGTCCTCTTCCTTCATTATACCCTTAAGAAGACATTGAGTTCTGAGTAGTTGAATGAACAGTTCTGAAAAACGTTGACGAAGACGATCGATAAACTTGAAGAAGTTCAGTTCGTCTCTGCTAATTTCAGAGGATCGTCCCATGTTGAAGCCGTTTTCAGCATCCATTCGAGAGGTGGGAACGTGAAGGGCTCGGTATACTTTCTTGAGGAAGTAATCAACGTCTTCCATCTCACCGAGGTTCTGTCCACCATCGAGGGTGCTGATCTCAGTTCCTCTACCACCTTCTCGTCTTGGTAGCCAGTAATCTTCAAGCATGTTCATATGCTTACGATCATCTTTGATCTCACCAGTGCTGGCATCATAGACCAACTTGTTCTGGTAACGATTCATGATGTCCTTGAGATACTGTTCTGCCTTCTGCTTGGGTAGGTTACCTACGTCAATATAAAAGATACGACGTTCAGGGGCACGAGAGATACGATAAACTACAGTGGCATCTTCTGTCTGTCGAAGCATGTTCAATGGACGAATTGCCTTCTGAAGATATCCAACAACTCGCTTGGTTCCTGAATCAATAATACCAGAGTGAACATAACAGATAGAATCAGGAGCAATCTTTAGTCCTGATGCTGCGGTCTGGAAAGTTGACTGCTTGTCTAGGTTTGTGTAAAGATAAAACTCTTGAACGTTCTTAACAACGGCAACTTGAGTTCCATTAACACTCTCTTGTTTCTTTTGAACATTACGAACCTTCTTGATCTTAATAGGATCAATTGCTCGTAGTTCTATAATACCTTTGTTCTTTGCATTGTTATCTGTAATGACATGGTAGTATATTTTACTATCGATATACCATCTTCTAAAAATTTCATAGGACTTCTGATTAAACTTGAGGAGTTTT